TTAAAATAGCTCACCAACACATACTGCCTGAACAATTAAAGGTATAGTTTGCAAATTTTCAACATTACCATTCATTAAATAACCTGCACTATCCTTATGAAAAATAAGATTAATTTTAATCTCACTCATAGCTCCGAAATATGAATCAACATCATAATTATATTTATTAAGCGTAAGAATCAATCTATCTTGCTCAATCTTTCCATTATAGGAATATATAGTATCAGCGCCATTTGCAAATCCATCTTGCACTACTAAAATTCCATTCCCAAAATTATGTCCCTCGCTTTTAAAAAATAGCGAGTAAATACCATTTCTCATGAAACATCACCCAAAATACACTGATAATACAGCCTTCCCATAATAGATGATTAATCAAAAATTGTATTTAAAATAAGAAATTTAATTTGTAACCTTATATATTAAACAATAAACTCATCTATGAAATATTTTTAATTAAATTAAGCACACTTTAAAAATATTAAAAACCATCAATAAAATTAAATCTTGTTTTTCAATAATTAGTACTCATATAAATTCTATGTATTAAATATTATGAATTAATTTTTTTAATACATTTCACATTTCTCTACATAACTCCTTTATAACAACCTAAGTGTAACTGCACAAAGAGCCTATAGTGGGAACTCCGCAACTTAATGAAGTAAATAAAATGTCTGATTTTAAAGATTTTTCCCAAAAGGCAACAAATGACTTAACTTCTTCTAACCAGATCAAAGCTAATGAGCATACTGAATTAAATACTCCTCCTAAACCTACACCTCCTGCAACACCGAAACCTGAAACGGATATAAAAGATAAGGGTGTTCAACCAGATCACAATACCAGCAAGCCAAACTCTTAATTTCACTTAAATTGAAGCCCTATCTTTATGCATAGGGCCTCATTATTTTTAAGCTAACTACTTACTAAGCAAGCTATTTTAGCTTAACCAAAATATCCTCTGCTCTTTTAGCAGCCTCTTTGGGACTCAAATCTTTGCATATCCAGAAACTATAAATTTTCTCATTTTTTACATATACTTGTTTAAAATATTCTGAAGATTTCAAACTATCAATCTCAGTAGCTTTAAAGCTTTTCTTATTCAGATCTATTTTCACACCATCCAAATCACCACCAATACATATTTTCAATATCACCACCACTCAAATTATCAAATGTCAATTACATATAGATTCTTCAACTCTGAAATATTTTAATTTTGATAAACTCTAAAACTATTACACCCTACATTCTTTTTTTTTAAATCCTTAGCTAACATAATTTAAATAACTATGAATTTTTTATAATTCACAAATAAATCAACTTACTTATCACCTAAATACTCTGCAATTCTTTCATAAACATATTTTCTATCTAGACTTTCAGGTATCCAAAAAACATGTGTAAGATGGTGTTTCTCAAAGACATTACGCATATATTCAATACATTCCAAAGTATCAATGTTTGAAATCTTGAAAATATCAGCTTTATATTCCTCTATAGGTAAAATTTGTCCATCCAAAATGCCAGATATAAAAATGTTCATCGTCTAATTCTCTCTAAAAAGAAATACATTAGCATGATTAAATATATTCCATGTATCTGGTATGAAACAGACCCATTTACTTAAAATTAGTATACTTAATATTAACAGTATCTTATAACCTTAAATACAAGTTAAGAATTTTATAAAAAGATACAACTTTTTTTAGAGAAAAGGGTTTTATCATTAATATTTTTTCCAATATGTTATAAGCAGAATTATTCTCAATGTCGCTAACTAGTTAACTTTTACTGAGCCTTAACACAAACTCCAACATGAACACTGCTATCGATCATATGAGCTGTGCATCCAGATAAATAAAACTATACAGCACGGTCTATCTCTCTTTGTTAACATCCCCCTACTTCACGACAATAAGAAGGGAAAGATTTGGCAACACCATATATAACAATAGGCTGCCCGACCACTGGTGGCGGTCAAGTAATTTCTGGAAACAGTATGTTTCTAATTGACGGTATTCCCGTCGCCTGCGTCGGCGATAAAGCGACCTGCCCAACACATAAAGTTGTCGCAACAATTATCTCTGGTGATCCAAACATGCAGATCTTCGGCAAAGCCGCTGCTCGTGTTAATGATTCACTCTCTTGTGGTTGCAAATTACTGCCTCAACAAAACTTAGTTGTTCAAGACAATGGTGGTGCAGCATCATCGGGTGCAAAATCCTCAACTGCTCCAATGTCACAAAAACAGCAGACTACTAATAGTTTTAGAGAAGAAAAATATGAAAACTATTACATTGAGCAGTATAAAACTGATGTCTACATTAGCCATAAAGCTGTTCTTTTAGGTGATGAAGGAGTAACACCCTTGGATGGAGCTGTAAGCTATTTTCTAAACTACAAAGTTCAAGGCAAGGAACTATTTTTAAGTGTAGTTATTAATGCAACTCCATTGAGCCACAAGGGAACTGTTTATCCTTTTGGGACCGCTATAGTTTCAAGAGAGGGGAAAGAGATTACCAGAGCCAAGTTAAAAAGTGATAAAGGGTATTGGCCAACAGATAAAAATAAGGCCCCTTTAGGAAGTTGCACTATCAAATTGCCAGAACCAAATTTGCAGCTTGTTGATGTAGAACTTGAACTCGGATATACCGCAGTAATTTCAGATACCGTGGGTTCTGTGCATCCAATGCCTCCTATAAAAAAATATAAGTTTTCCTTAAATTCTGCAGCGCGCAAGGTATAAAAAGTTATGAATAAGCTATTAACGATTCTATTATTAAGTGTCGCATTTGCTGCGTGTAATAACCCAAATAGTACAACCCAAATCGCCCAAGTGCAGAGCGAGAAATCTGATAACCAGCAAGAAGTATTAAAACCACTTGTAGCAGAGTTCAATGAAATTATGAACTCTCTCCAGACTGAAGCGGACATTATATCTACACAAGCAAAACTGGAAAAGCTTCTAAAGAAGTTTCCAGATGACAATGATTCAAGTACGCAAGTCCAAAAGTTAAAATTAAAAGTGCTACTTCAATTAGGTTATTTAAATGAAGCCAATGCTTTGGCAACAAAAATTCTTGCTTTAGATAGCACAGCAAGCATTCAAGAAACCCAATGTTTGATTCAAAGAAAATTACAAAAGCCAACCAATCAAATTAATAAATGTTATGAAAAAGCAGCTAAGCTGTATCAGGCACAATACGATAAATTAAGTAATGATAATCCACAAAAGCAATATATTCTCTGGTCGAGTTACGCTGCCATGTATCAAGCAGGTCATGCTGACTATAAGCAAAAGTTGAAAGCTATTGTTAATGCTCAAACCACTGAAGATGAGAAACATACTTTTAATACTATGTACGAGAATGTAGTGGACCCAACAGTTATTAAAGAAATTCTTGAATCTATGCCTTATAAGAAATAAGTTCATTTAAGAACATTTTTTATGTCCATATATTAGAATAGCTCTAATTATTTAGGGCTTTTTATAATAATTTAACCTAAATGTGGTTCAGAAAAAGGTATATCTCTTAAAGCAGACTCAAACATAAGTATGAAAAAGTTTTTAACCCTATTTATTATTTATTCATCATTTCTTGGTGGCTGTAGTAATGCTTCGGATAGTGCAAAACAAAGCGAAATTACATCACCTAAGCCGTTGTCAGCCGAAGATAAGAAGATTATTGATAAGCATAATGAATACATTCAAAAATACTCTATGGAAGATAAAGAAATCTTTCAGAAACACATGCGCGAGATACTTCCCGATGTAGACAAGATCACGGACAAACGTAAACGTGAACTACTTCAAATGAATATTTATATGATTTTGAATGACTATGAGAGAGCACACGCATTGAATGATAAGCAACTTGCGGAGAAGCCAAATGACACCGCAAGACTTACATTTAGATGTCAGTTATTTACCATGCAAGGGATAGAAGCAACTGTGGTTAATAAGTGCTATGACCATGTTGCAGAGGTTCTAAAAGTGGAACTAGACAAATCAGAAAACAAGTCCGACCCTGATTATAAGATAGGCGAGTTCTCATACTTATATGCAAAATATAAAGCTGGACACATTGAGTATAAAGAGAAAATGCAAGAGTACATTGCAGAAACTAAAGATAGAAAATTAAAGGCTACTTTAACATCACTTTATGATGTTGAATTTGAAAAATAGATTAAAAGGCCCTGAACATTCAGGGCTTTTTTTAAATCGCTTTAACGCAAATAGAGACATTCACATTGTTATTGATCGTATGAGCTGTGCATCCTGAAAATAGAATGCACAGCAATGTGATTACGGAAGCTATCCTTGAGCGTTTGCAATGAAAGACTTTCATATAACAATCCGATTTGCGATCCAGCCATAGAAAAACTGTTCCTGCTTTGGATTACGCTCACAGATTTCAATGTAGCGTTGCCCTTGCATAATATTGAGCACTCGCACCAGTACTTTCTCGCCTTCTTTCCCGCGTTTGGCCAGATAGGTTTTAAGCGCACCTAAAGTGTTAGAACCATACACACCATCCACGTCCAAATCCGCATACCCGGCTTTACCTTGATTGTTGAGCAAGTTTAGAGCACGTTGTAAAAGAGGTTTTGCAAAGCTGGTACCGCAGTTCACACCAGTATCTAAAAGCTCTTCAGCTACAGCAGAGCTAATTCTATTCACCTGATCAAATCGTGGGACTGTCCAGTACTGCTTCTTGTAAATCGCTTTGGCCACATCAAGTGGTAAATCTTTCATATTGCCCTTATAACCGTTTGCACGTGCTACAGCTTCAGTAATACCGTATTTGGTTGCACCTCCTCGATCTGCTGGGTTATTGACGTAGCCGCCCTCACGCTTAATTAATTCATCAAGATATTTTTCAATGTTCATTTCGGTTTCCTTCAGATATAAAAAAACCGCCCGAAGGCGGTATAAATATTTAATAAATTACAATTGCTTGGTTTCTTCAGTTTTCTTTTTCTTTTCTAGCTCTGAACTACCGAAGTAATAGCCACACGCCATAGACATCGCCCCCGCAATAAAACCCAATGCTGTATTTAAAAGAGTGCTATTTTCCCGTGGCATTTCCACAAAAAATAAAGCAATCACCAATACAAACATTAATCCCACAAGAGCAAATGAAAGGTATGCTCTAGTCTGTTCACTTGTCATCTGTTTCCCCTTCTAAACGTTTCTTAGTTAGCTCATATTGCTTGGTTTGAAGCTCATGAATCTCGTTCTTACGCTTTTCATCACGGCGCTTAAAATAGAGATTAGTAAAATAGGTCGCTAAACCGATTAAGATCGAAAAGACAACAGCCCAATCAATTTTGCCAACTACACCAATCAAGCTGCCCCCTACTACATAGCCATAAGTAAATTTTGTTGCAGTTGCGGCAGCCGTACTTGCAGCTGCTTCGACTACGCTATTTGTTTGACCGTTCATGCATGCCATCCTCCAGATCATAGGCAATAAAAAAGCACCCGTTTGGGTGCTCAAAGTTCTTATAAGGTTTAAAGGGTTTGTAAGATTTTCCCTCCATTCATTAATTTGGTTGTAAGTGGAGCAACTCCAATAATTGCAGGTCCCCCCGGCCCCGGCTGGCCTTCTGTCGTTCCATGGTATTGCCAGTTCCATGTTCCATCATTGGTGGACTTGGTACCGCGCTGGCCCCAACCTCCACCATCACCAGACAATGGAGATCCATATCGATCATTTTGGGTTCGGTAACCTTTACCGGGCACTGCAGCTTCAGCATCGGTTACTTTGACAACCATAAAGTCACCATTTAAGTACCAACGCCAGTCTTGCGAGTCATTTGAAATCGGCTGTCCCGTCATGACCCGTCCAAATGGTGCACCAGCTCCGCCGGGTATACCCTGAACCCCATAAGACAATCCAGTATAAATACCGCTTGGAGTTGCGCCGCCACCAGATCCGCCTCGAGCCAGAGTTCCACCATCAATGATCAGGTTCAATTTACTGTGCCGGTTCAACAAACCGGGTGCTCCCTGAAACCCATCACGGCGGGTTTTGGTAAAGTTGTAATCTGGATCGGTAGACCATGCACCAAATGCCAAATGTGGCAATCCTCCATCACCACCACGTCCAACAACCGCACCTTTAATAGTCAGATTTACCACCAGATCAGGCGGGAACTCACCAGTATCAATAGCAGGTAATTCGGATGCAGCTGGAACGATATACTCTCGTTTTGCAGGACTAGAGTTATAGTCGAATTTATAGACAAATCTGGTTTCCGGTCGATAAGAACTTGAACTTGAAACCAGTGCACCAGCTTCAACTACAAAACTGATTTCGCCAGTCGTTGGTAAATCACCTCTTTGCATTTGATACAAACGTGCCAGATTAATATCAAGCTGGTCATATCGAATGTAAATCGGTGAATCATCTACTGGCACATCAATAAAGTCCTTGTCATTGAGGTAATAACGTTCATCGTAATTAATTGCAGTAATGGTATTAGAGAACTGGTCAGCAGGTTCTCTTTTTGCAACCAGATAAGGCAGTGAGCCTTTGGTATCGTCATTAACCACCGTATAGATAGTATTCACAAAATCATCAGGACTAAGCTTTAAGGCCCCGTTCGGTAAACGCCCTAAAATCACCTTGTTCTTGGCAGATCCAGCGGTAACAGGAATAAGGTCCACTGTGCCATCCCCCATTTGCAGATAAATTACATAGCTCTTGCCTGCAATGAAATCTACATCATGGCTTAAGGTGAGGATTAAACCTTCTTGCTGTACCACTTCCCCGCTTTGATGAATACCATTGCGATAATCTGCTACAGCAATACGGTCACGTAGCACAAGCAACTCAGACTCAGGCGCCGCATCAAAGGTTATGGATTTACGCTGGAACCGAAGCTTGTTCCAGAGCCGGTAAGCATTAAAATGAGCTTGCCACTTGTTTCGTACCCCAACGGATTTCACTTCTTTCGGGTTCTTTGCTCCTTTGTCCGGCAAATAGATATTGATACGACTATCATCGGTCGGATCCGTATATTCATAGATCAGTCCATCGTAGTCATCCATCACGCCAAAGGTAAGATCATGCTTGTAACTATCAGGAATAATATTCCTAAAGTTAAATAGCATTACCGAGTTATCAGTTGGACGTTCAAAATAAAGCTTGAGCTTATTATTTTGACGATATGCAGTACAAAACACGGCATCACAAAGATTGGTGACCAGCTCTTCAAAAGATAGGTTTGTATCATCAATCGTAGTACAGAACTCAGCCGCAAGTGGTGTACCAAAATAATCAACTACATCGTTATAAGTCCGATAGATGTTTTCAAGATCAATCTCATCAATCGTACGGCGGCCTATCTTGTCATCCAGTGCCATTGAAACCAGTGCATCAGCAAAGCTTGATGTTGGAAATAGCTCTGTCGTCATAGCCCCATTTTTATAGGTCGGCAACATCCGCTGAAGATCAAAATTGATCTTGCGTGACTTAACAGATAAAGCTCCAGTGGTTGCATAAGTACGTGCACGAAAAACTGTTTCATGTTCATACACTGTGCTTTGCAAAGGATAAGCACCGTAAAGCGCCTGCCACTTTACTTCATCAACAACAGTGGTAACTGCTGGAGTTGGAGTTAACCGCCGAGCACGTACACTACAGCGCCCCTGAAACGTGACCATATCAAGTGTTGCACCAACGGTTTGACGCGACTTTGCCGAACCTTTCAAAATGATCTGCTTCAGCATCGGATTACCAATCGCTGCACCAGATTCATTTACCGGTGTTACTTCAACTTCAATCGTGACGTTAACAGCGGCCTGATTCCCACCTGAAGAAACGGTATAAAGTCCATTGGTGGCCACAAAATTACACAGCACCCGGCTACGTTCAACATTGTCCAGAATGAATGGACCAATCCATTTTTCACCTATTGAACTGATCTTTGGTGACAAAGCTGCAGTTTGTTGGTTATTTAACTCTTTAAGCTTTAACCAGTTAGCATTAACGGCCGCCGGATTTGATAACGTCATTCGATCATCTGCTACCGATAGAACGCTGTAAGTGCCGTTTAAATCATAAGTCTGGCCGTTAAACGTGAATGAGGCATTGGTGATTTCTACGCGGTCATTACTTACAAACTTAGTGGTTAAATCCGTATTGTTTGCAGATGCCCGAAGGATCTCGTTTGGATATGCAAAATGAAGATAGTTCGTACCTTCTAAAGACTGTGTATCTGCTGGACGGAGAACTTGGCCATTAACAGAAGTTTGATGCTGAACCGTTAAGGGTGGAGTTGTAATTTCGGTACCAAGCGAGAAATATGGCTCACCTGAAACAATATCTACACCTGGTCGAAAGACTTCTACCGATGCACCGGCAATATCGACAATATTGGTTTCACCGTCATAAGCTCCATTGATTTTATAGTGTCCACGACCAATACAGCCCACCACATGCTCAACTTCAACGTTATTTTCATATACCTTGTAAGGTACTGCGATTAGGTCGGGAGTATTCCACCCAGCTCCATAGTTATCAGCAATACGACCATTCACCCGGATCTTGTTTTCCCGGTTAGAAAGTTCATTGTTTGCTGAAGAAGACTGGTTAGTATTTTGAGTCGTTTGTGCTATTGATGGCGTCGGCATTAAAAATGCGATCGCAATACTAATCACAATCGAAACAATAGCCGCGACCCATTTAGGGTTCTCAACTACGATAAAAGTGCCCGGTAAGAAATCAAGCTGCTTTAAATCATATGCATTCTTCGGTGTGACTTCATTCGCAAATGAAATTTCGGCATGATCCATATTGCTTGTAGTATGAAAGATACGGACATGTTCAGGCATATGTTCATATTTTGAAGTGAGCCATTGCCCAATGGTTTGAGCTTGTTCAATTGTCTTTTCTTCAGACAAAGCATCTTTTTTATAAATAACTTTAATCATAATAACTGACCCGATTAAACCCCATTCCCATCACTACCTCTTCAGGCAAATAAGTGACTCCGCTTTCCATGAGGTGAAGAATCTTTTGCCCACGAAAAAGCCCCACATGCGGGGGCTTATTTCTTTGTCTGGGATGGAAGGCGACTATGCAGCCTTCCTTGGGCATGGGCAGCGGATTTAAAAGTTTTAACCGTGAAGATAAAAAAGTAATTTTGCCCTTAGACTGCATAAAGAGTTCAAGCGCTTCCGCCCGATCTATACCGTATAGGTCCATTGCAGCTTCATGAACAAAGTGAACACAATTGTAGTGTTCATCGTCATATTGCCTATCGAGCAAATGATCGTGACTTTTCATATAGCCCCCTTCAAGCCACTAAAGCGATCCAGTGCAAAGATATCTCCGGTTTTAGTGGTATTTAATCGCGGCGATTCAGCCTTGAATGTCACAGCTTTATGATTCATGGCGACACTTGAGAGTTGTAGTCCGAGTAAATAAAACATTGGAGAATTCAGATTATCTGAACTGTAAATCCGGTAATTTACTGTTGGCTTTACATCGGGATATTGGCCTTCGATTACCCGTTCAAACTCATCCGGCATTACATCACCTAAACCAGATATAGAGACTGTTAATGTCTGGTCCAGATCACCCAGCATTCCGGATCTTTGAATAGATGCTGGCAAAAATTCATAATAGACCTGACCGGATCCCTCCTTATGTTGAACATAAACACCTCGGTCATCATTACGGACTATTCGGTATGTATTCATAAAAGAAGGATGAGAAAGCTCAATACACTCCAATTGATAGACATCAACTTTCCGATTGAAAAAGAATTTGGCATATTCGTTATCCATTAGACCTCCCAATCCTTAATCAATGCTATATCTGCAGCAAGGTTAGGCTGGTTTTGAACAACTTCGAGCTGTGCATTTACCCGGTAAAGGTTGCCATTCACTTCATTGGTCTTGAACGAGTTCGGAATGAAGTTACATAGGTATTGCTGACGTGCTCCCTGATCAATCACCAAATCCGCATAAAATGAGGCTGGCTTGTTCTGGTATACCCGCCAGAACGCCATCATTTTATTGAAATCGGTTTTACTTAAATTCCAGTTCACATCAACAATGTGGCTATTACGCTTCACATCGATGTAATAGCGTCCACGCCCTCCATCCATCTGCTGACGCTTTACATCATCACCTGGTGTTACGCCATAGCCGCTGGTCTGAGGATTTAGCTTTAACTTGTACATAACTTTCCTTCAGGTAACAAAAAACCACCTCGAAGGGTGGTTTGATGAAATAAGGTTTAGATATTTAAATTAATTACAAAAACGATTTAACATTAAGAAATCGATTTAATAAAAGTTTCTTTACCATCTTCAAAAATCTCTTTTACTACAAACTTGCAGTAGGCTTCATCTTGAGATGGTTCAGTCAGTAAAGCTGGATTCACAAAATCTTTGATCTGTTTAAAACGGATCAATTCATAATTTCCATTTCTTTCCAACTGATAGTCCATTTTTACATCACAACTATACATAGTAGTTGAGCCAATAACAGAAGTAAGCCTGAAAGTTAACTTCTTATTTGCGGGTACTTTAAACTCAAAAAACTCTTCACCATTATTTAAACTGATTGTGGGTTTAGGCATATTTAATTTTTTGGGCTCATGCATAGAGCCATACTTTGTTAAATTATTTGAAATCTGCTTAGTTATTAGGTTTTTTGAAATTTTTTCACCCTCATTATTTTGATAAGTAATATAGAACTGCACCATGGGTACATTACTTCTATAAACCCTTAAATTCGCTGTATCACCTGCTATTTCATCTTGATACATATTTGTAGATCTTACGAGATTATTTACCGCAGGAATGGCACATCCCGTAAGTCCTAAAAGTGTTGTAGAAATTACAATTATTTTTTTCATGTCTTAACCATCAATTTTAATGCCAACAGACTTTATCACCTTGAAATTTAAATATTATGAAAATGAACCCTCCGAAAAGGGTTCAAATTATTAAGTACGATTTCTTCTCGCTGTCGTATTCTCAGTCAAAGACCGACTAATTTGAGAGTTTGGATTACCAATTTGATCACTTACAAGCTTCGGTACCGTTCTTGGAAGCTGCTTATCCAGTTCATCTTTAACAATGATCCGGACAGTTTGCTCATCCAGTTGTTCGGCTTCAACTGTCGCTCCACTCACCTGATTAATCACTTCAATTTTAAAATTGATTGTCGGTGAAGCTGGCTCAATTGAAGGCATCATCTCAGCTTGAGGTCGAGCAGCTTGACCCATCGTGAAGTCTTGAACATCCTCAAGATTTGATCGATCCTGAACTAAACCATTTGATGAGAAGTAGACCTTGCCATCGTGGTATAGATCAGAACTGGCCGAAGAAGAAGCGATAGGTACGCTTCTATTACCCTTATAAATAATCTGAGAATCTTGAACCGGTTGATTAAAGATATCAGCTTGCTTTTGGCTTTCTATAAAGGCACTAGAGCTCATCATTGCACGGCGCATGACACTATCAGCTGAAGCATTGTTATTGAGAAAAGCTTCAGGGTTTGTACTCTTACGCATTTTCTCAACTAAACCAACTCCCCCCCATCTTTTAATGTCTTCTTGAGACCATACAATCTCGCCTTTGTGCACAGCTCCAGCAACTTCATATTTCCCACCTCGACCCGTGTAACCACCTTCAGCAAAGCCTTGATCTTTGATTGCCCGGATGTTTGCAATAATGCTAGCCCCTTGAGCAACTGCTCCAGCAATCAACGGTAAGTTAAGAGGAAAACCAGCTTTTGAAGCTGCTGCAATATTTTGCTGAATCGCAATACCAGCAGCTGCAATCGCATAAGCTTTATCTGCAGCGAACATGATTTTGTAAGCTTTAGATTGCTCTCCAAACATTGAACCAAACATAGATGTAAGAGAACCCATCATTTGGCCACCAAATGCAATTTGGGTGTTCAAACGATCTTGCTGATATTTATCTTCAATATCCTGAGCATTCTGAGCATATTCGGCAGCAATCTGATTGCGTTGGTCCTGAGCAGCTTGAATGATTGCTGTTTTCTGGTTTTCGAAATCCTGCTGCTTAATTAGTCCAGCTTCGAATTGAGCATTCAAACCATCTAAAGAGTTTTGCTCATTCAGGTCGGTAGCAGCAAATTGACTATCTGCTAAATCATTTGCAGCATTTAAACGGCTAAATCGTTCCTGATCCTGTCTGAAAAATTCTCCGGTACCATTCATATCCGCTTGGATACCACCCCAGTTTTGAGCAGCATTATTCACTTTATCGCGTGTCTCTTTATCCTGATTGGCTTTAGATAATGCGATTAGCTTTTGCCGCTCTTCTATAGAAAGCTTGGTATTCTTAAGAATTTCCTCCCGTTCGAGTCTGTAACGTTCCTGCATGGCTTGCGTTTCAGAAAGCAGAGATAAACGGGCTTGAAACAACCGCTGTTCCTGAGCTAGTTTTAATAACCCTAACTCTTGCTGTTTTTGCTGTTCCAGCAATTCAACAGCTTGCTTCTGCTCAAACTTACTTAATTCAAGGTCATGAGCTGCATTGAACTTTTTACGGTTAAAGGACTCTTCTAGTAACTGTTCCTCGGTTTTACGAAACTCCTTGTAGTCTTCCAGCTTGCTTCTAATTGCTTGTTTAGCAATATCCACATCATTATCAGCACGGCGCTGTAATTCTGCCTTAATTTCAGCTGTTCGTTCTGGCGAGAATCCTGCCTTATCAACGTCTTCCAATCTAACTTTCAAATTATTCTGGATCCGCTGTACTTCAGAAGCTACTTCATTTTCAAGAGACCGCTGAGCATCTAATTGACGATCAAGTTGAGACTGAATGTCACCTGCTGCTTTATCACTTCCCTTACTCGCACCACCTTTCACCTTGCTTTGCATCTTTGGAGATTGATGAAGCAACTTAAGAGATACTCCATCCTCAAAGATCACTTCACTGACATAACCACCACCCTTGCTGTCATACCATGTCTTGATATCTTTCACTGCGACATTGGTCGTGATCGGTGTGCCTTCGGGCATCGAAAAATCAATACCCTTATGAAATGAAGAAGCCCCTTTAGTAGGGGCTTGTCTTGGACCATAATTTGAACTGATCTTATACGAAGATAATGGTTTTCCACCTGCTTGTAATCGAGCCAGGTGTTCATTAGAAACTTTCTGGCCAGACATCGAGCCGCCATATCGAACGTCAAGATGAGGTCCAGTACCAATACCGGATTGACCGGAAATACCGACTAGACGCTTAGAAAGTTTTTGCTGTTTAGATAATTCATTAGTACTTTCCTTTAATGCTTTATTTTTAGCATCAATTACCTTCTTGTTTTGCTCCTCTATGGATAAAGTCTCCAAACCTATCTGATATAACTCATTAGAAACTTTTACTCCACTTTTTCGCGCCCAACTTGCAGTTTCTACCATTTGCTTCACTTGTTCAGGTGAGTAACCTTTAGCAAGTAAACCTTTAGTAACCAATGCTTCAAATTTTCGATCTGCCAGTGAATCGGCATATTGCTTTTGTGCATTTTTAGCTGCTAATGCGGCCTTTTCATTCTCAGTTAAGGACTTAGTGTTTTTATCAACGCCAACAATGGCATTTTCAGCCTTATTACCTGCAAGCGTTACTTCTATACCAAATAAGTTATACGTTTGCTTGGTCTTGGCTGCAGTTTCTGCCGCTTCATCATAGGCATTCACTTGTTTGAGCAGTGCATCCATTAAATCAGAAGGAATCTTCTGATTCTTTAATTGCTCAATTGCTTCAGTATAGGAAATGGTACCAAGACGTGCTTTATTCGAAATTTCAGCTACTTTAGCATTACCTACAGCATAGTTCTGGATATTGATTAATGCTGAACCGACTGCTAATTCTTGTTTTTCCAAAGCTTTGTTTTGATCATTTATTGTCGCTGCTAAATCACCTAATTTTTCCTTACGTTGTTCATCATTTAGAGCCTTGATTTCTTCCTTAGTTAATTTTGCCGCTTCAGCCTGCTCTTTTAACTTTGCTGTTGCTTCTGCAGATTTACTTGAGAAATACATATAAGTAGCAGCCAAAGCTGTTACTCCTAATGTGATTGCTCCGATTGGGCCACCAATTAAGCCCCACGCTCCACTAACTAAACTTGCCATTGAAGCACTTTTACCCTGAGCTGCTGTGACCGCTTTGGTTGCTTTCTCTACATTATTGGCTGCAAGTACATATCTGGCGCTAGCAGCATTTGCTCCAAATTTAGCTTGTGTTTCGGCATTTGTTGCTCTTACATTCGCTAAATGTGCCTCAGCTTCAGCCAAGGCAGCTTTTGCACTTTCTATCGATTTTTGCTTTTGCAATTGGGTAGCTGCATTGTTAGCAACTAATGATCCTAATTTGGTATTTAAAGCTGACACTTGTGTTGCAATCGCTTTAGTGAGCAATGCTGTACCACCCAAGATCGCAACATAAGAAATTGATTCTAAATTTTCAGCTAAAACCTGAATTGAACCTGATAATGCTTGAGCTGCGCCGCTTCCTTGTCCAGCTTCGCCTACAAACTTAGTAATTTCATTATTAAGTAGAGTTAATGATTGTCCAATTGTAATATCAGTTTTAGCAAATAATGCATCTACATCATTTTGAACATTTTTAAGCGCTTTAACGATTTCTTGTGAAGTAATTTTTCCTTCAGCCGCAACTGAACGCAACTCTCCTACGGTGATCCCCATGCCTTGAGCAATAGCCTTTGCTAATGCCGGGGTTTGCTCCATTACAGAATTAAGCTCTTCACCACGCAATGTACCACTTGCTAACGCTTGTCCGAATTGAACTAAAGCTGCATCAGCAGCTTCTGCACTTGCACCACTAATTGCTACGGCTTTAGATACGGTTTCAGTTAAACGCGCAGTATCATCCATAGTAAGGTTTAAAGTCTTAGCATTATCGCTAAAGCGTTGGTAAACCTGTAACACCGAATCCCAAGCTGAGTATGTTTTTTGAGCAATTCGGAAAGTATCTTCAGTTGCTTTATTCAATTCAGCTTGATTGTTGGTAACCAACTTTAATCTATTCTGTAAACCAGTATAAGCATCCATTTTAGAGATGGCTGCACCCACAGTAACTAATCCTGCCATATAGCCTGCAAGTGCACGAGTAGCTACAGATAAGCCATCCATAGACTTCGAAGCATAGTCTCCTTTACGTTCAATACTATCCAGCTCATTGCCTAGATTACGCGCATTACGTTCAGCATTTTGCGAATCAATAACAATGACCAAACGGGATTCTTGTGCCATCTTTACTTTCCTCTAGACAATAAAAAACCCCGCTTTGCGGGGTTTTTTGTTTAAAATAATTTAGTCTTTAAATGTATCAAGGCAAATCATTAAAGCCTCGTTAGCAAACTCAGTTTCTGCTTCTTTCTTTTTTTCTTCAGTATTCCAAAGTGGTTGTTTATAAGCATCTTTTATAATAGCTATATAAAATCCTTTAATCTGATGATCTTTTAAGCTCTTCTCAATTCTATTAATAGGAGCAATAGCTTGTTCACCATGTTGTCTATTATGCATGATGATTTCTGCATATTTCGAAATAGATTCACAGAATTTAAGCTTTTGAGAACCGTCATCTGCTATTGCTGTGCTAGTGCAACCTATTAACAAACAAAAAAGTATTTTTTTCATTAAATTACCTATTACTATGAATGAGTGTAATTTAACAGCTCACTAATCTAAAAAACACCCGTGTATACTATTCACAACCCACCCATTAAGTGTTTACACATTTCTTTCTCGTTACCTAATTGTATTAATTTAAAAGTATTGCTTGAGCCGCCAGATCCACTACTTGCTCCCCAAACTCCATATACACTTTTTTTCTTGGTAGCACTGAGAATATAAGCCTTTTCAAAATTTCCCGCACTCAATTGTCTCTCACATATTTTTTTAAAACTTATTCCAGCTTTAGTTAAAGACTTAAATGGGGAGAATTCACAATCTCTAAAACCCTCTCCAAAACATATATCTCCATCTCTTTCTGGCATAGCAGGGTAAAAAGATATTGTATCAACTCCGAACTTACCAACAGTTCCTTCAAATATTATCGCCCAAGGAATCTCATATTCTTTATGATCTAGATATTTACCCTTTACGCCTAAAACATTTACTCTCGCAATACCTTTTCTACTCGAATAATAGGTTCCATCATCCAATTTAGTTTCGATATATGATTTATCAATCCAAATCACATTAGGATCATTAGCCCGATAATTCCAAGAAAAATTTTGATCATCCTTGTTTGGCATGAATTTAAAAATTAACTGGCCTAGCTCTTGTTGTTTTAATTTTAAGAGAGCTGGATATTGGACAGTAACATCTGCACTATTAGCAACCATAAATGGACCTAAGGCTAAGAATCCAAATAAAATAATCTTTTTCATATAAAATGAACCCAATATCAACACCTAAAATTAGCTAATAATCCAAATAAAAATTATTAAAGCTATAAATAAAATAACTCCACTGATTATCCATTCAGATTTAGGGTAACCCCATACATTATCTGGATTATTAAAATCAGGTTCTCTTCTAGGTGTTGTTTTCTTAGTATGACTAGAGAACTTAGAATAAGATAAGCCAGTACCTGGAATACCTACTGTTGTGCGAGTACCCTTCTTACTTACATTCACACGTGCACCTTTCCCACCCACAGAAACACTTGATAGTCCTTTTTTACTAACATTGACACGGATTCCAGGAGCAATTTTTATACTTTTTCTAAAATTCAATCCCATCACATCACCTATCTAGAGCAGATCTTTTTAGAAGCACTGATGGAACCATCATTACAAACAAACTTACTACCATCGCAATGACTTACCCCACCTTTCTTACCAGAGCACGGTTGTCTCCCTCTACCTGCTTCCGCAACACTTAATGAGCTTAAAACTAATAAAAGACTTAAAATGACTTGTTTCATGGTTTTTACCGTTTGTTATAAAGTGTACTAACTTTAACAAACTGGTTACTAAATGTCACATAAAGCAAAACCACCCGAAGGTGGTATATATGAGCTTTTTCACAATTATTTTGGATTAATAAAGTAGAAATAAACCACCACAACTATTAGTAAAATAATGGCTAGTTTAAGGTAGGTCCCTACCGTATTAAAACTTTTAATGAATTTTAGAATATTCATAATTGACCTATTTTTTGGGCTTATTTGATATTTTCTTATGCGCCTCATCCATAAACAGGTTATCCAAAGCAAAAATACAGTCATTAAAAATATGAGCAGCCACGGGCAAATCATTATGCTCTGCATAGACATTGATTGCCTGCTGGTCTAATGATAACGGGATGCTTTGCTCATACCGTCTGGATCTGCAAATAGTGCTAAATGCCGAAAGTATAGATTCAGCTGCATAAGAATATTCTGGTGGATCCGGAATGCGGCCACCTAAGAATTTGATTTGTTCGATTTCGTGCGGCGTTTTCGACGCATACGTTTTCTGGTATTTGTAGAGCTCGATGACTTTCCCAGAATTAAAGCCTTGTCTTGATCTGCTTCTTCTTGAATCTTCTGTGCCTGCTCTTTGATGAATAACCAGATCGAAATACCAATATCACCAAGATTAAGAAGCTTTGAGGCATTCTCAGGTGTATATGGCTTTTCAGACTCAACAGTTTTACCGTCTACGATTTCGGCAAATACCACACCTTTCCAGTCTTCAATTAAGTGGGCAGCACATGCATCCATTAACAACTCGTGATAAAGCTTGGCATCTTCATCTTTTACCATTACATCGTAGCCTTTAGACGAGATCTGGTTTCCTGCTCGTTCAATCGCTACCTGAAAAGGTTTATAGGCAATACCACGGACTTTGAACTCTGCCTGTACTTCGCCATCAGCCCCCTTGTATTCACACCATTTTGATACGTCCGAGCTTTTAATAATTCCGACTTTTAAAGCCATAACAACCTCTAATTTTTAGAAATAAAAAAGCCCATGGGATTCCATAGGCTTTGTTACTGAATAAGTTGATTACACAAGAGCACGTACAATTGTTGGCGCTGTGCGAACTTGGGCAAAGTTGATGTCTACAGTAATGATGTCGTCACCACCGCCATCCGGGTGATTGGCTTCCATGACTTCCAGTTGTGGGAAGTTGAACGAATATTTACTGCCTTTGCTGTCTTTAATATCAAAGGTCAATGTAAACACATCTCGGGTTTTAATGGCATCAATCCAACCTGCCGCAGTTGAAGAAAACATGAATGAAGCATTTGCTTCGATATCCATCATCTTTTCAATGTAGAACTCTGGTGTGTACTTACCCGAACCGATACAACGGATTGCTTCAAGGTTGTTATTAATAGAAATGGTAAGAGACTGTAGACACGCTTTACCCTGAATTGACTGGCCGTTTACAAGCAAGTTTCCCACGTTTGGCATACTTACCAGTGGACGTGTTGAAGCTGCAATCGGATTTACAACAGGGTTTACTTGCTGTCTAGTAAATGAGCTACCTACAAGACCAAAGTTACCAGTGATCTTTCCTGTAGTCTGGATAGTAATTTCACCAGAATTGACCTGAACTCCACGGTAAATAAACACCTGCCCAATATCTTCAAAAACTTTAACTAACGTTAATGATTTACGTACGGTACCGCCAAAGCTTAAAGCATTTGCTGCCCAGTTATTAAAGGCTAAAGCACTTAAGAATAAGTCAAATGTTCCAAGAGATAGTTCAAACTCTAACTGACCTGTCACTTCGGCTTCCGTTACAACACCACCTTGTCGAAAACGTGAATCTACCACTTCACTGCTTTCTTCAGTTGAGACGTTTTCTGATAAGCCATCTGTTACTCTTCGAACGGTGTACCAGACTGGATTTGCCGGAGTAGTTCCTAAAACTGCTTCCTCACAAGCATATAATCGAATTTTTGCGCCTGAACTCATTTATGGTTCTCCAAAATTTAGGCAATAAAAAACCCGCTGTTTAAGCGGGTTATTAAAGTGTTTCGTCTGTGTCTGAGATTTCCGGAGGTTCTACCCCTGCCATTGCAGCAGCTACAGCTTCAGATAAGTTTGTTGGCTGGAATTCCATTGGTGCAGCAGAAACCACAATAGGCTCCTCAAAAAGACGAATATCAATCCAGCGCCCTTCTGGTATTTCGAGTGGATTGCTTAAATCAGCAATAATTGCGGCCGTTTCAATATCGAATTTACGTTTGAACGTCTTAATTGAAATATCACCGTTCTCAAGAGTTTCATAAACTACTGCAACAACAGTATTGCCATTAGCGTCCTTAGGGATTTCGATATACCAGCCTTCCTTAGCAAAGCCGAGTGACCCTTTAATTAAGTAATCACCTGTACCTAATTTCTCTAAAGTAATTGGCTGCCTTTCAGCTTCATCATTGAGTTCAATATGATCACTAAACAATTTGACAATAGGTGATGCTGCTTTAATAAAACCATTTCCATCTACAGTCGTATTTCGGTCTGTTTTAAAAATATGTGTAGTATTTGGTAAAGTTGAACTTCTTACGACCCCAATAAATTGACCATATGCAGTTGTAGTTGGACTACCAGCAAAAATTATCCCATCAGTTGAATTAGTCGAAATTGCTACACCAGCATAAACACCATTTAAAATGGTGAAGATCCCCCCAATACGGCTCATATCCAAAGCTGGAGTATAACCACCAGGAGTGCTGAAGGTGCCATAACCATAATCACCCACTCGCAATACTCGACCAGGGGTCATATCAGTTGGAGAAGTAGTTAGTGTACCTGTCGCTGCATTTCCACCTCCCTGAATTTGGTCCCATCTAGGATTTAAGTTTGGAATACCTGAGGCAAAAGGCAGCATGAATTGCCGTTTTCCTTGAGCTGAGTTATATGGGAATGGCCGGTGATCCCAACTAAATTTAAAAACAAGATTTGCCATTATGCTGTTACCCCGTCAATCACTTGGAAAGTCAAAGTTTCAGTGTGCTGCGTAGTACCACTAACTACAGCTTTAATATCCATCTGACACAGCCCTAAAGGCCAAGTTGCAGTGCTTGCACTAGATTTAATATTCAGCCACCCTTTCTGTGCAGTTTGACTTAATGCAGTACAAGTCAAGGTAGCCACAGCAGCGCCATCAGCCAGAGCTTTAACCTGTGAAGTGAAGGTATAACCTGTAAGATCAATTGCACGGCGAACATCATCCGGTGGATACTGCAGGGTTTCATCCATATCAACCAGCTGCAAGTTCAAGTTGAATGTGTCACCACGCTTAAAAACAAAATTGCTCATAAGTGATTCCTATAGACATAAAAAAACCACCGATGAGGTGGTAGTGAATAAGACATAAAATACCTCTCAAAAAGGAGGTCTCATAATTCAAATTAGTTAATATCTAGGTTTATATCTCTTGTTTCCTCCACTCGTAATACAGTAGTGCCCACCTCTAGGACCCACGCAATAATCCACCACAGCACATGAACAATCACTATCGTAGTAGGTTTTTTTCTGTTTTCTTTCAGAATGATGAGGATGAGATTTTAAGGCCTGATAATTATTTGACGTGGTTGATCGAGACTTTTGTTTAAAGCAACCATCCGTTTCACATAATAGCTTTGTTGATAACCACTGAGGTGATGAGGAATTTAAGGAAATACGTGCCCAGTTTCCTTTCGTCTCATAAATATCAACTTTTTCTCCACGTCCTAACTTGCCTACTACGTGACCGTTTGGTTTATCTCTAATATTTAAAGAATTAGTGTTGATATATTTTGATTCGATAACTTCCTCTACTGCACTCTGTGCATTTTCTGAATCTGAAGTTTGTTTTGGAGAGTTATCATTACCTGAACCAAAAATCCCTAAAGCTACTAATCCTGCGGCACCCCAGCCTAAAGTTGATTTTTTCATGTTTTACCATTTGTTATAAATTTCTATTACTGTAACAGAATGTAATCACAAATGATAATATGCTGAGGTCATTAAAAATAATCGCCTTGCAGTAGCTTTTTCTTGAACTCAAAGCTCATTATCTAAATCGACACTTACTCCAGTAACAACGTTATGTTTAGGTCCTCCGAGGCTGACAACCTTAGCCAAGCGTATATTCACATCAGAAACACATAGCTTGTTTTCAGATTGCCATTTGCTCAACTCAACAGACATAACATCTTCAAGATGTCTTTCCAGTTCTTGCCGTTTAATTTCGATTTCTTCTAAAGTCAGCATACATGACATATCAATTCACCTTAAACCCAATACTCACATTATACTGAATGAAATCAGCATCTTTACCCGCATATATAGATTGTCCATTCAAACATTCTAAGTGTTCGATTGTGTAATATTCAAAATGTGCCAGCAAAGCATCACCAAGAACCGTTAAAGCTTTTTCTCCCACATGAAGTCGATCAAAGCATTGAATCATGATATTACCGGTACGGCGTGTACATGGCTTATCTGCAATGCCTGAAATAAAGCTCGGCCCACCTGCAATCGTTAAACGGCACCATAAACCTTCTTTAGGCACCGTAAAGCCTGGTGCATTTGGATACTGAATCCGTTCCTGAGCAATACCCGTAAAGCTTTGCATGCGATCAATAATAGCTTGCCTAGTCTGCTCTAAAGTCATTGCCATTTTAGCCACCATACTTTTGAGAAATAAAATTAAAAGTGAGGCCATAAATACCTTGTGGCGCTTGATCAGACCAACCATTTTCTAAGCGGAGTGCATAAGCTTTATTGTTCTGGATATAAACCAGATTGCCTAGCTTAATCTTCATTGCCTGAATCGCTGCATCGTTAACAGGGTTTGTTTCAGGTTCACGCACGCCTAAATCAGCAGATCCAATCGAGACAATATGTGAAGCACGGTATGCACCAGTATCGACGGGACTTAAATTAACTAAGGATTGCACGGTATCCATGACAATATTCTTTACATGGTCTTCTGCTGCTTTAGACACATCAAGACTAAAACTAGTCGGCTTTTTCCCCTTCCATCCCATGATTTACCTCACTAGCTTCGAACATTTCAAATAGATCTTGAGCGATTGCCTGAATTGAATAAGCTTCAAATTCCACACTAGGTTCTCGCTCACCCATTCTCCGTTTTACTATTTGCCAGATATGAACAGCTTCATGTAAAAGTAATCCATAAACTTGAATTTGGTCTTTATCCGCCGTATCACCAATTTGGACGATTGCATATGCGCCATCAGAAAAAGTACTAACTTGTGCATCCGCTCCCATATCCAAAAATTGATCGGCTTTATCCATTTCTTCAAATAGCAAATCCATATGCAATTGATTTCGAGCAAGCGTGTACTGCACATGTTGAAATGGCGAGATATACCACTCTGGTACATAATCTGTACTTATCATCTAGACTCCTAAATTGCGCCCATTAAAAAACCCACCGAAGTGGGTTTATCTATATATTTCTTTTAATCTCATTTCCCAAAGTAACTATCGAAATGTATCTACTTGATAGCTCGTTATGAATTTCATGAAATTTAAGATATCTCTCCATAAAATCATCACGAATTTTTTGGATTTCATCAGTATGTGTTTTTCTATCTATATCATCTTTAATTAACTTACCTTCTCGATAGGCATTAAATTCCATAATATGAAGATGACTTAGAGCTACATTAAGTTTTGCATAATACATTCCAACATTTTTTTTAAATTCTGTTGCCAACTGATCTTTCTCATCAATTTCCACTAAAAGAATTGCTAAGAGATCTCTATACTCCAATAAAATTAATCTTTCAGAAAAACTTTCAAATTCAATACTATAGTTTACATTCTCTTTAAAAATTCTATTTAAGTATTTACTTAATGTTGTTTCAACTTCTTGGACTATCTTTTTAATTTCATCAATTTTATTGAATTGTTCTTTAATGTGATACTCAACTCGCCAGTCATTAAACAAAACAAATGCAGCAATTGGTGCGAGAAATGCTGCCCCTATCGTTAAACTATCTTTAAAAACGTCGTAAGCTAATTTTTTATCAAGTAGATATTGGTACCATGGAAATGAACTTAATATAAAAAAACTGATTAATAAGTAGACTAATATTCCACCCCCAACAAAATAACCTACTCTTTTAATTTTATCTTCTAATTTTCTTCTTGCCATATATCCCCCTATTTTAGAGGGATATTAGATCAAGTTATTAAACCTTCCTCAACTGACATTTCCAGATTGTACTGGCTGGATCCTGTTGAATATGAATTACCCGGAATGAGCCTAAGGCTGTTAACCATTCATCATCAATTTTTGGAGTCATGGATACTTCATTTTGAAGCACGGTCGCCTTTTTATCCGTGGCCAGTACTCCAAGTGTTTGGATCTCATATTGACTGTATGAGCCAAACAGAACGCCACGACCAGAATAGTTTTCTTTAACTTCAACATAAGTTTCTGTTTTAGGATCCCAATTCGTTTTAGAGATCCGCTCACAAGTAAATGAATGAACGGCGTCCGCCAGATCAGCATTAAATGCTTCAGCAATGTCTGCCTGAATTTCGTCACGTAAGCCCATATCATGCCCTGTAAAGTGGAATGCCAAAGCCATTAAAACTTGCATTTGGATCTTTCAAATCAAGTGAATCAATAAAATCAATTGCTATCTGTTCAAAGCTAGAGATTGCTTCAGATCCGTCTTGATATTCTTTTTCTGACTCAACAGAATCAGCTTTAACTTTCTTACGCTTCAACTGCTGGTCTTTGCCTTTATAAATTTCCTTGGCCAGAATTCCTTTGATAATTTCACACGAAGCATCTTTAAGAAGTGGATCAATTGGATCTGGTACAAAACCAATCCGTTTTTTCATCCAGACATTTGCCAGTTGAACCAGACGAGCTTTATCACTGTCTGGTGCAAAATCGCTGCCCAAAATTGAATTTGCGTCATCTACAGTAATAAAGCTCATTGCATTATTCCTTCGGGATTAATTTAAGGAGTTCTGCTTTTGTTGCAGATGGCTTGTAGCCAATGTTTTTACTAGCCAAATACTCTTTTAATTGATCATTTGACCAATTTTCAAAATCATTAGCTGCCGTTTCTGTAGCTGGATTTTCTTCCGCTTTTCCAGCTTCTAATTCAGCAATACGTGTTTGCATTGCAGGAATATCGTTTTTAAAAGCTTCAAATTCAGCTTTAATACCGACAACTTGAGCTTCAGCATCTTTGAGAGCTTTATCTGCTAAGACTGCTGCATCTTTTAAGCGTGAATTCTCAGATAACAACTCTGATTGGTTACCACCGGCCTGCTCTAAGATGGCAATTTTCTGCTTAAGCTGAGTGTTTTCTTCAACTACCTTTTCGCATTCAGCTTTTGCATCATCCATCACAGCTTGAAGTTCAGGGGTAATTCCCACTGCGACATTTACTGTGGCCAAAGTCGTTTTTTGTGGCTCTTCCAACTTACGAACTTCAACTGGAACTTCCAAAGATTCATAATCCTTTTGAATCTTTGGATAATTACCGTAAATAATTACCTCTTTTGCTTTCAAATTTGGGTTTTCATAATAGTCAGGGTTAGCAATAATGCCCGTCTCTAATGCAGCCACTGCTGCAATACGTGTATAGATAATCTTCATGGCGCTTTTCTCTTAATAATAAAAAAGAGGGCTTATTAGCCCCCTTAGATTTTAATTTTTAGGTTTTAACCAGTTGTCGCTGTACCCGATAAATCAAGTAAGGTACCTGCTGTCATTTTGTTGCTGGTCGCATATTTGATCCAGTTAGCACTTGAACCAAGTAATGTAAGGTCAGGATTTTCACCTTTCGATGTATCCCAACTATAACCAAGAATATCTAAGTTAAATGCACCTTCAGCACGCATACCGATTGCTAAGTTTTCTTCATCATTGATGTCATAAGCTCGGAAGCCCGGTACTTGTGATTCAGTTACAGTAACAGCGCCATACTGCAAGCCAAAAGCATCGTTATCCCCTACAGCATCAGTCACCAAGACTGGCTTACCTAATGTACCGGGTAAACCTCCATAGATAACGATTTCAGATTCACCATAAATTTGCTTAGTGATTGCATCATCGACAATATCGAAATATGTATCTGAGTTCATCACCCATAAACCAATACGGCCAAACTTATCACCAAACTTTCGCATACCACGAGTTAATGCTTTGCGGCCATCAACAACGATACTCCCTTTCGCAACCATGTCGGGATTGCTAGAAATAGCAGCTTTTAAAGAAGCTAAGCTGTACTCTAAACGTCCTGCAACCAATGCATCTGCAAGATCGTAACCAACAACCATAGCAAATTCTTCTGGTGTACGAGCACGGCGCTTAAATGCCTCTTCAGTTGATGCATAAGGACCATATTTATATGGAATTTTTACACCTACAGACTCACCTGCACCGATTTTTTCCGGAGTGACTTTTGCATTGGAGTTCACATCACGATGTTTAATGCTACCACCAACTTTGTAGAATGCATTTTTATTGAAGTCACCTTGAATGATTTCATTACGATAAATAATCGCACCATTGGAAGCTTCATTAAAGACATTCAAATTGTCCTGTAAACGCTCTAAATAAGCAGTTTGAGCCAGTTGGTTGTAGATGATCATGTCGGAATTAACTGTCGTAGTCATAACTACTTATCTCCAAATATTTAATGATTAGTTCGGTAGTTTTAAGAAGGCATCATTGCCATGTTCTTTGATGTAATCTGCTTTTTGAGAAACAGACATTTCACTGCGTTTCATTCCAGTAGGTGCTCCACCTTTGCCCCCACCTTGAAAACCGCCACCAGTTCCTTTACCACCTTTAAGAATTAAGTCTTTATGCTGGTATCCACCAACCAATGACTCTAAAGCTTCATCAACATTTGCAAGTTCTCCCGGGCGGACACGTGAATAAATCTTTTCGCCGTTCGGATCATATGCAACCACCTTGCCCTCTTCGATTTTGAAGTGATGGCCAAAGGTTGCCTGAACCATGTCCACAGGTACTGCAATGTTGTCTTGAATGTACTTAGAACGAGCAAAACCACCGCCGATTAGTTCTTTGTGCAAAGAGGCTTCTAGAGCGTCACGTTGCTCAACAATCGGAGCATATTTTTCCTCAACTGCTTTGATAGCTTCAGCTTTCACTTTCTCAACTTCACCGGCATCCACCAGCTTTTTATCATCGAGATTTTGGATAGTTTGTAAGGCCTTTTTAGCCGCCACTGGGTCTTCAATTCCTTCAAAAGCTTTTAATGCCTTTTCGGCCGCTTCTTTGGCTTCACGATGTGTTTTAGCTTCATTGTTTAAGCGTGCAATTGTTGCTACCGAGTGAGGTGCATCATGTGGCGTTTCTTTGCCATCATCATGAATATAGATCGGCTTATCGCCGTCTACTTCCGCATAAACTTTACCGTCGATTGTTACTGTTTTAAGTTTCATTGGTCATCCAACCTATATACAAAAAAAGGGCATCCGCCCGATTACACCGTCTGCATCCGCTTTCGGCAGGCATAAAAAAAGCACCTAATTAGGTGCTTTAGTTAATAAATTAAAAATTATTCACATTTGTAATCTGTATCATTTAACGCAGCTTTTGATCGTTCATAATGACCTTTAAAAATTGACTGTGACTCCTTTACTTTTTCAATAGTTGAGTCATCATCTATATTATTAATTTTCATTAACTCCTTATATTCAGTGAAGTGATCAGAAACTAAATTCATTAAATTTAGATGAGCTTTGTTCAGTTCACACCAAGCTTTTTTAGACTGTAATTTTTCTGAAAGAGGAATCTTTTTATCATCATAATCTCGTGAAGAAGCATAGTTATTGAACACTGCTTTATTCAATTCACCTTGCAGACGCACATATTCATCTTCAAAATTAAAATTCTCCGCAGCGAAGCTAATCGATGTACCCAAAATACTAAATATTAAAACTAAGAATTTCATTTGATTTATAACCATTTTTGAGAAGTATTAAACTCTATTATACTTATAGATTAAACCCTTAGTGATTTTTCGCAGCCATCTTCTCAATCGGTATTTTGCGCGGGTAGACAATTGGAAATTGTCCTCACCTTTTTGGCCTAAATTCATAATCCAAGCTCCTTAAATGTTTGCTCATCCAACTTGCGAAGTTGGTCGATTGTGTAAAGCCGTCCTTCAGGATCAAAGAACTTTTCGAAATCATACTTCCCTTCCTTGTAGAGCTTGTAACGCTTCGGCCCTAGCCACTCTTTTTGGAAGAAGTCATCTGTCTTTTTGAAGAACTCTTTAAATGTAGTGTTGGCATCTAGCTGCCCTATTAATTGGCTTCGCTCATCTTTTGGAATGTCCTTCACTCTTCGCTCATCCATCACATACGGGCGTTCTCCAACTAGCTCCCCGTCCTTCTCAACTGGTACGAGAATGCTGCGGCAATTAGGATGTAACGGCGGTACACGCTTTGCAGGATCATTAATCGCCCACACTGAACCATCTAATGAAGCGCAAAGCTTAGAAGTTCGGCCATCTAAAACGCTAACAAATCGGACATATTCAAAGCCAATTTGGTTGAAGCTATTTAGATAGGCTTGATTGGCTACATGGCTCCGTACAGTTCTTACGGTACGTTCAATATCCGTCTTGGTACCGTTTAAAATGCCATCCTCATAATTCAGCCGTTTGGTACCACGAATGCGCTGAACAATTTCTTGGTTAGTTTTGCCTGAATTAATACCATCTCGAATTGCATACTCAACCTTTTGACGGGCGCTTTCAGCAATTCTTGAAAGCAGATCATCGACAAGAGCGCCACCTGCCAACGGAGCTTTTTTGGCGGATAAAAATAGTTTTTCCCCGTCAGGCTTATTAATTTTTGCTCCATAGAGCTTGGCTACGTAATTAGCCTCATAAACAGCCAGCGCCGTAGCAGAAACGGCAAAAGCTTCAGGTAATGCTAAATTAACACTGGCAAACCATTGGGAAATCAAATCCCTAATTTCCCTTAAGTTCGAAGTTGTATATTTACCACCAGCTAAAGCAACTTTCTCCGACTCATTAAGCTCATCCAATAAATCCCGAAGCTTAGAAAGCATCTTGCTCGTATCATCATTGAATAAAGCCAATAGCTCATTTACCGTTTTCGATGAAGCACGATAAAGGTAGGCCTGGTGCTGAGTGAGTGCTTCAAATAGTTTTTTGATATCTGTTGCCATCTCACTCTACCTTTGATTTAAAGTTCCATCTTGCTCTGCTTCAACATTCTGTAGCTCTTCTTCATATTTTTGTTTAGGGAACATACCTGTTTGGTTGTATTCCCACCATGATTTAAATGAAGATCGGCCTTGTAATGCTGCTTCAAATAACTGTCTAGCTAACTCAGCTAAATAACCTTGCTTGTTAAATTCCTGACTAATTTCAAATACCAATTCGTCCTTAGAGAGAACATCAACATCTGGCATTACAAACTTTGCTGCCCATCGTAATGCTGCTGACAAGGCTTCATTCATATTGACTACACAGAGCGAAAGAACTGAATGCTGAACGGCGTCATCGCTATTCGCTTCGGTGGCGGTCTTTTTACCCGCAGTACCCTTCTCAATTAAACGCGCCCCCATCTCCTTCATTTTTTCCCACTTATCTTTCATCGCTTCTCGGGCAAGAGTATTAGGGTCGGCTTGAACAATTCCTAATCCACCATTTTCAGGTAAAGGCAAAAGAACTTTCGCGCCAATATAGATGCCACGTTTCTTCGCTTGGTCATACCACTCCCAATTAACACCTTTCGCATAGTATTGAGGTTGACCCATAAAAAAAACGGACTCTTGAAAGTCCGCACTGTCACGATAATGGGCTAAATTGAGATTGGCCAAAGGAAGTAATGGCGGCTTCTTAATCTCTTCAGAATTATCATTGGCTCCTACAAAGGTAAATGGAATATAAGTCCAAAAATTACCATTATAATCCGTTGGAAATTTCTTCTCTCCACCAAGCCAATTGCCCTTTTCTCCCTTTGTGTATACCTGTACTGAATAGATATATTCCCCATTACCCTCTTGCTCTAAACGAAGTACACGATATTGCTCTTGTTCGGTTTTACTAAAGCCATCAGCACCGCGCTCAGACCTAAATTCACGGATAACCACGAGACAAAGTTTTTTTTGGTTATCGACCATTACTGAATCCCAATTCACTACATCTATGGCATTCAATAAATGAATCATTGGATAGGCTTTTTGCGCTTTAAATTCCGCGAGATTGCGAGCTGGTAATACATCCGGGTAATCTACATATAAAGCACAACGATAATGCTTTAATAAATGGCGAATACCATTTTGAGCCAATTGATAAGTACTAAGACCAGCACCATTTGCATTACGTTCTAAATGAGCAAGTTCCGGAGGAAATTTAAAACTTGGATCGGTTGCAAAAGCTGCACCAACTAAACTATTAGATGTAGTCCCCGTTACTTCATAAAAGACTGCCCGAGTACGATAAGCCTCATAAGCACTTTTATTTGCAGGTGATTGATCATGAGCATTTGGCATCGGCAAATATTTTTCACCTTTAGCCTTAACTGCATCTTCACCTTCACAAACATCATCAAGTTTTTGCCAGTATGGCAAGTTCTTAACATATTCAGCATGTTGAAAAGTTACATCACTCATCGAGCAAATCCCATATCAGCAAAAAAGGCTTCAAAACCTTCATGTAATTCATTAAATGCATCTGAGGCTGCATCCACTTGGTCATCATGTGTACCGTTAGGAAAATGACGAAGCTCATCAATAAAGTCCTTGTTCCATTCACCTTTGAGCATACGTACATTTCCTACGTTAACTTGAGCCGCAAATGGTTGTGCCCGTGTGAGCTTGTCACCTGAAATTGGTTTGGCTATCACGTTATAACCAGCAAGAAGCTTCACAAATGAACTAGCTTGCGATTTACCAGCTTGACCGGGGTCTTGTGGTAAACGCACAGAAACTTTTTTCCCATCTAGCTTTGCTGTTTGTTCTAAACGCTTATTCACATTGTCTGGGCCAAGCTGTCCTCTTGTCACATCGACAATGTAAGTAAAACCATCTGCGCCTAGAGCTTCTCGCACACCTACTGTAAAGTCACCTTCATTTTCAGTTGCCCCAAAGTCCCAAGCCCTAACTTGTTTCAATACATCTGCAGGCAAAGCCTCAACAATTTGGATATTGTCAGGCTTAAAAAAACCGCCTGCTGGCGGTGATGGCATTTGTCGGTACTGCCCGGCAAATACATACGGTGCGGCTTGCTCCATTAGCCTCAATTTTTGAATATTGTGTTTTGCTGGCCATAGTGCGGATCCGTCTTCCTGAATAGCTGAAAGACATAGATGCTCCCACACTTCACCGTTACCACCAGCTACAGGAACGCCGTCTTTTCTATCACCTAGCAACCATCCAGCTAAATCATCTTCATGAAGTCGCTGCATAATCACAATGATCGGCGTATCTGGCGAGTTAGTACGCGATTCGAGTGTGTTCTGAAACCAATCAATTACCCCTTCTCGAATAGTTTTTGATTTGGCTTCATCGGCCTTATGCGGGTCATCAATGATGATGCAACCACCAAAGCCTTCACGCATTTTGCCTGCACCAAAACCTGTAATGGTACCGCCAGTACCAGTCGCATAGCAGACTCCGCCTGCATCGGTGCGCCAGAAATCCTTAGCTTTACTATCCTCACGTAATTTAAGATCAGGAAAGACCTTTTTATAAGCCTTTTCTTGAACCATATTACGAGTCTGAAATGCATTATTTGCGGCAAGCATTGCTGAGTAACTGATATGAATAAACTCACAGTCTGGATTCTTACCAAAACACCATGCCATAAAATTAATTACAGCAATTTCAGTTTTAGAATATCGTGGTGGAACGTTAATAATTAACCGCTTTATCTCTCCGCGATAAACTTTCATTAAAGCTTCGCAGATTTCTAAGTGGTGCCAATTTTGCATCCATTTATAACCACGGCGCTCCTTAAACATGTACCTTGTGAAGAAATATAAATCTTCTTGCGCCTCGATCCGGATGGCTTTATCCCGAGCCGCATCAGTACTCATCTAAGACTTCCCTCCGCGCTTTTAAGTAATCTTCCATTGGAACTGGAATTTCTGAATTAACTGTTTGGACTGGTCCGCCGTCTTTGCCTGTAATTTCTTGGCGGTTAGTAAATTGACCACCAATGTCTTTAGCGGCTTGCTCAAGAATTTTTAAGGCTGTTTTGACGTTTCTAGTCTTCTCAAGCTGTCTTTGGTATTGCTTCAATCGGTAGTACTTATTAGCAATAGGAATATCAATTAATCCTTTATCAAACTCATCTCTGGTTTTTTCAAATAGTTCGACATACTTTTTGCTTAAGTTCTTACCAGCAACCTTTGTAGGGTCATAAGTTGCAACTTGAACACGATCTATATCAACGCCAAATTCTTGTTTTACGAGTTCAGCTACTTCTTGAGGTGTATCACGACAAGCAAGAGACTGAACTATAAAGATTTTCACAGGCTCTTTTAGTGTCGCCATATCTTCCTCATCGTATAACTACGTATAACAAAATGGGCAAAAAAAAGAGCCATTAGGCTCAATTGATTACACAGTTTCCGCAGCATTTTGAAATATCAAGATTCGAAACAAACGGCGGATTCTTTGCGACTTCAATAAGTCGCTTAACATTTTTGCTTGGTCCATAACGTTTAACTACGCCAATAAACTCTTCAACGTCATGACCTGCAAGATAGTGCTTAGGAAGACCAGAACTATCGCTATAAACAATTTCTCCGTCCTCGTCTCTCATCACTCCAATGTGGTAAAGCTCATGTTCAAGTAAGTAACAGAACTCTGTATCGTTTGCACGCTCACAGAAAGAAGCGTCGACAGTTATTAAGTACGTTGGCACAAAGCCGAACCAGTCACGCATCTGTTGCTCTTGTCTAGCTTTACGCCAGCCACCAACATTGAACATGACTTTTTCGCACTGGCCTAACACCATAGCTTGCTTGCTTTTATATGCAGAAGAGGCCCAAGCAAATGCTAAAAATTCTTCATTATCGTGAAGCAGCTCAGCTATGTGATCATGATCGGGGTTATAAAGAGGTCCACCTATCGTTAAGTAGTTGGCCACAACCCATTTTTTTAGATCTGGTGCTGGTGTTAATCTAATTGCTTCTTCTTCATCTGCTTGATCAATAAAATCAGTCGGTGGAAATGGTCTGATCTGCTCCATCTTCAATTCTCGCTAATTCGCTTTTAATCCAGTTAATTGCATAACCTGATTCAATTTGATGTGGTTCAAGACGCTCAAATACATAACCTCGATCTAGAGCAAGATCATATTTACATAATGCGTTTGCTATCTTTGAGCCACCGCGACCTACTGCCCAAGGACTTCCAGCAATTTCGATAAGAAGATTCAACTTCACAATATAGAAATCGAAACGCCAATTTTTGGTTGATTCAAATTGGAATTTTCTTCGATAACCAATTCGATGCTCTTCTAATTCTTGAAATAACGTTTCTTCAGCTTCCAGATATTTTTCTTTAGCCTTAGGCAATGGTCTACTTTTAGGCTTGGTTTTAGGTTCTTTTTTTCTTGTAAGCCAAAAGTATTCTTTATCGTCCATATTTCACCCATAAAAAAACCACCTCAAAGGTGGTTATTGAATGTTAAAAAAATCACAGCAATTTTTTGTAATTTTGCTTACCGCACTCATAAGGAGTACCAGTTAATTGCTTAGCAATATCAAGATAAGACTGATTTTCTTTATCGAATTCCAGATTCATTTGTTCACGAGTGGTTTTCTCTTTTGCTAATTCTTGAGATTGTTCAAAATTATCATTATAGAATTTTTTAATCTGCTCATTTGCATTAGCCAGATCACACACTGAATTTGTAAGTTCTAACTGTTCTTTAAAGTTAAGTTGTCTTTCTTCTGAAAGCATTCCTAGTGTTTGGAATCTATTGATAGCCTCTTCACGTGCATTAAATAGAACATTGGCCTCTGTTAAAAATTCTAATTTCGATTTTGGATATGCCTGAAATGAAATAAGTCCCAATAGCAAAGAGCTTATTATTAAATGCAATTTCATATTTATCAACATTCTAAGAAGGTAATTTTAATGAGAAAGTATATCGCCAAAGATTAAAAATAGTTAAAAAAAGATGAGACCCACCAATAATCGATATTTAGCGGGGCCATCTTTCACCGTAATACTTTTGGCAAGTTAATGAGTAAACATTAAAAAACCCGCTTCAAAAAGAAACGGGTCACAAAAACAAAAACTTTCAGCGCAACAATTGCAAGAAACTATACAAACTAAAAGATATATTTACAATATACTTTATATGTAATTGTGTTAACCGTAAGGAATTTTGCTCAAAAAAAGCTCACTCCAAATGAAATGAGCATCGTGAAATCCACTAAAGCCTGAAATACTAAACATTAATTTTTTAGCAATTACGAAGTTACAATATTTACATTTCGGATACAATAAGCTCAACTCAAGCATTTGCCGCTAGTATTTGTAAGCTAAAAGCGATAAACAAAAAAGCTCCGCCGAAAACGATGAAAAGCGGAGCTTATGCTGAAAAATCCCAGCTAATAGCTTGAGTAAAATTACAATTTTTTATAAGAACTCTTCTAACTCCCATAAAAGCTATTGATACAAGTTTTACATTATGTAATAGAGGAATACACACTATATTATTAAGAATAACAAAATAAGATGATAATTTAATTAAGATTAAATTAACTTTATTACAATATTTACAAAAAATAACAGGTAAAAGTCACATAAAAAATAAATATTGCCAAACATTTATCAATTACCTTGTTGATCATAATTTTTTATTTTTTATACCGTAATAAAGAACAAGTAAGATAAATAAACTCAATTAGCTAAGTATTTAACACAATGGAACATCAGACTTTGTTAGAGGAATTGGACTCTCTCATTGAGTACTATTTCAGAAGAACAGACTGCCCTCCTACAAGAATCCGAATCGGTTATAGAGCCTATGCTAAATTAATGCAAAACCCGAAATTTGCAGATGAGGTTATAAACTCAGCCTTAGATCCTAACAAACGCAAGTATAGAAAAATAAAAATTAAAGTCACAAAAGACGATGACCAACTTAAGCTTGAATAAAAAAAGCCCCGCCAATAACCGATATTTAGCGAGACTTTATGTGCTGGCATAACTACGGTAAATAAAAAAACTTCCAAAGGAGGTTTTCTACTTTTACTACCATATCTCAGTCATTCCGCAAACTAGATTTATATTTATTGATTTCGTGTACACCCATATCTGTGAGCACACGTATTTGAATGGTCTGATCATATTGTTGTATCAAGCCATTTTCAATGTCTCTGTAGCTTAAATCTGATAGATTTTTGCCTTTAGGGAGTAGCTGTTCTTTATAAAAGTAAATTTTCTTATTTACTCTTTGATCTTGGCCAACATCAACAGAAGCTTCCACCCAATGTACGAAAATGCCCATAGTAAACTCCAATTAGAGTATTCGACTATTATAACATGAACACAACCACTCAAATAACAGTGCTACTTTGTAAGGATATGGGCTAAGTTTCATAACGAATACTCTTTCTTTTAAACATTCACTATTAAATAATTCTTACAATAAAGGTAAATTATTATTTTTATAAAAAAACCGCCTATAAGGGCGGTGGCTAAAATTTAATCAGCTAGATGTAGAAGTAAAGTGGTCAATTACTTCTACATTCCTTAAAAAGGTAGTTTATTATTTTTTATGTAATCAGTTGATTGAAAATAATTCACTATCAATTGAGCTTTCTCTTCCATAGGCTGTCCTCGAAGTTTTGACAGCAATTTCTTTCGTTTGGGAGTTTTAAGACTTGACGGAACGATACTAGAAAGTGGTGGAAATTTAGGTCTTCCACCCACTGTTATTCTTTCAATAAAGGTTGCTAACCACATAATATATTCGCCCTTATTCTGGCATGTAGGCATCAAGCTAATATCTAATTTAACTCTACATTCCAGTGAAGGTTTAGTTAGGCATTCTTCAAAGTCAATAAAATTATATTTAAGCTTGCATGGAGTGTCTTTTATCTCTTGTCGAATCATACTCATCAAGCAGTTTAATTGCTCTATACGATTCTTAGAGAATAGCTTATCTTCTTCAAACTTGTTATATATCCTCTCAGCAATTGTTAGAAACGATATCATTATTATTCTCCTTTAGATTTTTTAACTTATTGTGTTAAACAAATCATTAAGTAAGTATGAGGGATTTATTGTAGTTATACGTAAGGTTTTGCGACTAAAAAGTAAACAGATAAAGGTTTATGCAACCAGATTACAAACCACCTTATACCTAATTGATTATAAAGTTAATTTATATTCATTTTTTTAAGACAATATATTTCATAATTGAAATAAGATTCTAAAAAACTATTTCGTATTAAGAATCTGACTCGGTTTTCAAATTTTCTGCACTATCATTAATTTGATTACATGCGACTGCTGCATGCACCAAAGGAGCAAGTTTATTTAACAGTTCAATTAGGCTAGGCATGTCGTAAGCGACGAAATAATCAACTTTAGCCCCTACCGGGCAATATTCAATTAAATACCTAGGGAGTTTAGAATCACTTAGCAGTTCATATACTTCAATTGGATTCCCCAGCATTGAGTCATCTATTTGATAGACTCCATACTTCCCAAAATATCCAAGCGCCTCAATAGCCTTAGATATATCTTCTTTATTATGCAAAGTACTATATGCAGCAAGAAAATTATGCTCGTGAGTCCATCCCTTTTTAAAGTGATATCCCCATATCTCATTCATCCCGACCTCCACAAACTTAAAAAGTTCTAACGTCCAAGAAAATAAATTTTAGTAGAAATTATTGTGTTATTCAGTTGTAGTTTTCAAAAATCATGTATCAACTATAAAAGCGTAGATCAACCTACGTAGTAAGAGTGAAACTAACTGCCAAAATAGTCCACAAAAAAATAATTTATAACGCAACTTTGGTCACACTCTTAAAGCCGTAATTTTTTATAATTCGAAATAATTTAACAAGAAAAACCCCGCCAACATCTAGTATCTGGAAGGGCTTCTAGTACCGCAATCTATCCGGCAAACTTATAAAAAATGAATAGAAGTGCAGTTTAGAATAACTTCTATTTAATGTTAATAGTTCATCTTACAAATTGAGCATCAACTCTTAAACGAAGATTCTATCTGAACTTTATAGCTTATATTTTTTTCCTCATTTACATACACGAACACGTACTCATCCAATCTTTTTCTTAATTTTTCAATCTCTGACTCAATCTTTGCTGTGATCAAAGATTCCTCTTCATCTTCCTCATTAGGAATGTACTTAATTGGTGATTTCATACCTTAACACTCCTGTTTCTTAGCATTGTTAGTTCAACACAACTAAATAAACAAGTGAGTTTGAGTATTGGTTCTATAAACCGGAAATCTATAACAACAAAAAAGCCCACATCTTTGTGAGCTTTCTTTCATAGCAAGAGTGCAATTTACTTACACTTCGAACACTGTATCACGAATATGCCACACCCTGTATTTACAGTCAAGAAAATTGATTTTCCTCTACTACGATCTTTATAAATTTCTCAATTCTAAAATGCGGATACCGGGATTTAATAAATGCCAAGCCGCATTTAATGTCCTGTTGAATTTGAGAACCATAAGTGTCATTGCTCTTTGCAATATCACGAATTGACTCACCCATCACATAATGCCACCAGATTGCCCCGATCCATTCCTGAAGAACCTCATCATCTATAGATTGAAGATCAAGTATCAATCTATGAATTGCACGTGCTTCATTGTCATTTAACTCACAACATGTACCCTTACGGCGAATGCATAAGCGGTCTTTTAGATTTTCATCGCTCATATACATAGCCATTAATTTTTCACGTTGTTTTTGAGTGATACGTTTTGTAGGCATCGTCTTAACTATTTTGACCATCGTTTCGGTATCACCGTTAAGCCAAGCTCCAAGCTGGCGGCACCACTCTTCAAAACTATATTTAGACCAATCGACCGATTGTAAAATGTGTTGTACTGGCATATTCATTTTCATCCCACCAATTGCTCAATTTGTTTAATCGCCAAGCCTGCTTTAACTTGCTCTGTGCTGAACCGTAAAACTGTAAAACCCATCATTGCTGCAGAGTTGTATTTCTCCATATCCCCTATATAGCCCTTGCCTCTTGTGTGACGACCTCCGCTCCAGATACCGCCTTCTACCTCAATCAAAATTTTTGTACCCGTTATTAAAAAATCTGCTCTCCATTTACGTTCAGGATGGAACTTATATTCCTGTTCAAAACGGATCTTGCATGCTCTTAAATGCGTTGCCAGAACCATTTCACCCACACTTGGTTGTCTGGCAACTTGCTTTGCTGAACGCCGCTTTTTATTTTTCTTTATCGGAAATAACTTGCGGTATTCAGCAATGCTGACTGATGACATCAAGCACCACCTTTCAGCAAATTTTCCAACTGATTAGCAAAGCAGTTATAAACTCGTGCTTTATCTTGATCGCCAAAAAGGCTTGAAGCATGAGCATCGTGTTTATACTTTTGAACTAGGTTTTCAATTGAACTTCTTAGCTCATCTAAATTCGCTTGTTGTTCTTTTTGAATCTCCCAAGACCACTTTCCAGATTTACCCTCAAACTCACTCATGGCTGGCTCCTTTTCCTCTGGCAACTTAGTCATAACACCATCTGGAAATTTAAAATCTTCATGCCACTTCCCGTTTTCCCAAATAGACCAAATCCCACATTCATCACTGTTGTAGTAATATCCAGCCTGCCAATGTGTCGCACCTTTAGGGCGGTGTTTTAAAATTTGTTCAAACATGACCGCCTCCGTATATTGATTCGTATGCTGCAATAGCTGCTAGCAATGGCTGGTTATATACAAAACAATCTTTATGAGCTTCTGAACGTGCTGCTTTTAATCCACCTAAGCTATTTACTAAATCAACCGCCTCCACCAGACGCTTGAGTTTAGAAAGGTCTACAAAATATTTTTCTCGGTCAGCCTTGCTAATCTCTACACTTTGACCACATTGGAACTCGAAACCTTCATTCCACTCAGTTGCGTTAGAAGGGGCTGAATCTACGATTTCTTTCGCGTATTGCAACCCTTTATCTTTAATTAATTTAGATGCTTTCATGTCTGGATCCTTTCTCATCTAGCTCTTTACGTGCCAACCACCACAAAACCACCGGACCGCTAATAGCAGCTGTAAAAAATGAAATGAGTAAACCCCACGCTAAAATCTCGAATTTGTTCATACATTCGCCCCATCAATTAGCTGAAGAATATTTCGAGGAATCGGCATACCTTCACGGCGGCACATCTCTGCATATTCGTGCGGATTGTCGAAAGGATCTGGCCCTAATTCCTTTGTAAGCTCAGGCTCTTTTTCCTTTGTTTGAAGCTTTTGTACTGGTGCAGGTTTACGACCATTGATTTTTAAACGTTCCATCAATGATTGGAGATGCTTTTGCGCTTCGTCATTTGAAACAGGCTTATGCACTTTTTGCTCATTTTTCTGAGCTAATAAAATTGGTTCTTGGTACCAAGCTTGAACTTTTCCTTTTAACTGAGCTTCCGCTTTGTACTCGTCATATACCTTGATAAATTCCATTTTAGCTTTGTACATTTCTCCGTCTTGAATAAGCGAATAAACTTGATCAAGTACAAATTTGGCCAAAGTAGTAATTTCTTGGTTTTGCTCTCTCCCATCAGGCAATCTCACTTTCTTGTGATAAGTGATTTGGGTGTATTCACAAGCTTTCACCCATGCTTTTTCAGCACTCCACCAATCATCACCCATGCACATAGCGCGGAATTCAGCGAAGTTAGGCATGTAGGTATTTGTACTTGCGTAAAATAGCGCTAAGCCTCTTTGAAGTTGATTAGGAGTTACCCCAACCAATGCCTTGGCAAGATGTTGTTCGACAATTTGCATTGGTACGGCATTTTTCCCTTCAACAGGGAAATTCTTATTGAACTGAACCGCGTACTTAGTTCTGTATGCAGCAATTAGTTCTTTCAAATAACTATCAAATGACGCTAATTCAGTCATGATTAATAGCCTCCGATATATTGCTGGTCAGGGGTAACATCAATCACGTTTGAACGGTTGCTCTCAGCGTACATCTGAGTGAAATAACCCGGTTCTTCTGGAACGTTATGAGATTGTGGGTTTTCCTGAATCTGGTTTTGTCGTGGTTCAAACACACCTTGGTAATTTCCGATAATTGAGTTCTCAAGTGATTGGTTAGCCAAAGGGCCAAACGAGATAAGTTTTTTAAGGATTAGCTTTACTGCATTTTCAGAAAGTGGTTTTTTGATGCTGATACGCATATCAACAAAATTGTTCCACAGCTCTGGATCTACACATGCTGGTAGTTCAACTAAACGTGGATTAAATACAGTTGGTTTTTCTGATTTAGTTTTTTCAGAAACAGACTCTCTTTTTTTATTTATTTTTTTATTACTTTGAGAGTTGTTTTTGATAGTGATACTTTGTGTGTTAAAAATTTTTACTAGTAGCGGTAAAAAATTTTTACTAGTGTAGTTAAAATTTTTAACTAGCAGTGGTAAAGAATTTTTACTAGTTTGTCCATAAATTTCAGGTAGTAAAAAATTTTTACTAGGAAATTTAATAACCAAACCAACACTCGTATCGTTACCTAATTTGAATGTATTTCCATGAATTGTGCTTGGTTGTTCCACGACTAAACCGACCTTGATAAGCTCATTAAGGCACTTAACAACAGTCGGTCTACTCTTCCCTGTAATCTCTTCAAATTGAGATAAAGAGATGGAATCCATCTCCTTATTCCAACCGCGAGTTTTACGGCAAATAACCAAGTAAATTTTGCATGCAGCATCAGAGATTTTATTTAAAACCTCATCAACAAATGCATTAGGTACTTGAAAGGAATTTGGTACAAAATTATTCATTGATTCCCCTCTTCAGCGGCTTGGATAAACCGTCCTAAAAATCGAATCTTTTTAGCTCTACCTAAACTTGCGATAACTTCTCCGGCAAAATAAAAAGAAATGCCATGTTGATATGCCAAAGATTCAACGAGCTCATCTCTTAATACAGCCGCGTTATTTTCGTCTCGGTTAATTCGGCGTAGGTTTTCCTTTCTCTTTTCAAGCAATTGATTCAGCGTATAAAGAGCCGGTTCAAACCAGCTCTGGATTATTTGCTCTTGATTTGATAGATTATTTGTGTTCATTTGATTCACCTCATTTGAATGCCTAACCACTCCTGTTCGCGCAGGTAGTGGTTTTTTATTTGAATAAAATCCGCATGTATTCAGGGGAAGTGAATGCATGTGCTAAATAAACTCGCGTTGCTTCTGCAATTTCAGGTGAGCAATACACATCACTTTCTGGCACCACCTTCAATCCAATGGCTGTCAACAAAGAGCTAATAAATTCAATCTCTGTCAATCCATTGTTTTTCTTGTCATTTTTCATTCTCGACAAGGTGCTTGCATCTATTCCCACCTTCTCGGCTACTTGTCTTTGGTTGCTAGTATTTAGTGCTTGCAATATGAGCGATTCGTTATTGCTAGCGCTTGCAGGCAATTCATTTGATACTTTGCTCATGGTTAAGGTCCTAAGCGGTTAATGATCCAAGGTTTCTACTTTTTGTCGTCTGGGGACGTAGTTCAATCCAAATATCTTGATAGTTATCAGGGAAAAGTTCTTTTCGTGTTGTTAAACCAAGATCTTCAGCAATAACTGCTAACCTGATTTTTTTATCAAGGGGAATAGCTTTCCATCCACTAACTGATGGCGGAGTAATCCCTAGAAGTCTTGCTACCGCTGTGACACCACCTAGCTTGTCTATAAGTTGTGCGTCATTCATAACGTGCTCCTAATTTTTCTTTAATTATTAGGTATTCCTTATGATAAATCAATAGGAATACCTAATTTTATTTATGTTAGGATTTCCTAACATTGTGAGGATAGTTGTATGAATACTCTTGCTGAACGACTTAGGTATGCTATGGAAGTTTTGCCACCTAAAAAGATTAAAGGTGTTGAGCTTGCTCGTGCAGTAGGAGTCAAACCTCCTTCTGTGAGTGATTGGCTGTCTGGAAAATCCAAAACAATGGAAGGTGAAAATTTATTACGTGCTTCAAAATTTTTGAATGTTAATCCTTCTTGGCTTGCATCTGGCACAGGAGAGATTCAATCAAGCACGAGAGATAAATTTAAACAACTGGATATCGAAGCCTTCAAAAAGAAATACAACATTAGTGATAGTGATGAAGCTCTTTTATTTTCAACAATTATCGAAAAACCTTTTACCCCATCATCTAAACGTTGGGTTCCTGTAAAGGCGTACTCCAAGATGGGAATGGATGGTTATTTTACTGACATGGGTTATGAAGGAAACGCTGGTGATGGATATGTTCCAACCCACACTGCAGGATCAAGAGCATATGCGGTTAAAGGTACGGGCGACTCTATGTTTCCAGCTATCCGTAATGGTTGGTATGTAGTATGTGATCCAGATGCAGAACTTGTGCCAACAGAATTTGTTCAGGTGTGTTTGAAGGACGGAAGGTGCACAATTAAGGAATTTGTAGGAATAAATGGTGGTGTTTTGAGTTTATTGGCCGTTAACGGTAGCGAACGACTATCTTTTGACATGGATGAGGTCGAAAGTATTACGGCTATAACTGATATTGTTCCACCAAGTCAGCACAGACAAGAACATCCTAAAGCAAATTAAGCAATGACCCGACATAATAAATTCCAAAGGAAGAAGGACATGCATCAAGCCTCATTTATCTTATCTGGATTGTACTTATCTGACATGCAGGAGCTAAGTACTCACCCCGAACTCAAGAACCTGGTACATGTAAAAATCCATCCAAAATACAGTTCTGCTACTAATAAATTGCAAGTTCGAACCATGGATGGCGGATCGCTTGATATCGCTTTAACATTCCTTACAGGGAGTCTTTCTGGAGTTGCTCTTAATTTGCTGAGTAGCTGGATATATGACAAATACAAAGAGAATAGAGTAAAGAAACCAATGATAAATGGTATCGAAGTAGATATAGAAAACATTGCTCCCGAAGAGATTCTTGCCATATTTACTAAAAATAAAACCATTGATGCAAGTGAAGATAGTACCAAGGAATAATCTTTTTTAATCCATCATAAAAATACCTTTTATCGTGACCCGACACGATCCTTTAAAACATATCGGGAGGAGAGAAATATGGCAAATTACTTAATCAGCTATGACCTCATTGGTGATAAGGATTACGACAAACTATTTGAGGCTATCAAGTCTATAGCTAATGGCTACTCCAGACCCCTAAAATCAGTTTGGATTATAGGCCACAAAGGTGAAGCCTTCGACATAGTTAATGCTCTGTCACCCTATATCGACAATAATGATAAGTTATTTGTTACATTGGTCACAAAAGACACTTCATGGACTAAAACTCTAAAAGACTCGACTAGAGAATGGCTTAAAAAATATATTTGGTCATAAATTTGGCTCTGATGCGACCCCTACTCCATTAAAATAATCCTCTTGATCTTGAATTGCTTTATCAATCCATTCTTGATCCGCATCAACAGCCACGTTTTTCAGTAGAGTTACACTGCCTTCAAATAACTGAATACATGTACCTACTGGAATTACTCCATGTACTGGCTTCTTCTCGCTCATAACAAACTCCATCCACCCCACCACCACGGTGGGTTTTCTTTTGTCTATTAAAACAAATAAAATTAGGTATTTCTAATTTTATTAGGAATGCCTATTGACTTAATAATTAGGCTTGCCTAATATTTATCTCACAGACAACAAAAAAGCACACCGACCGCTAAATCTGATGTGCTTTGCAAAACTGCGAGATCAATTATGAACGTAAAAACCTTTTCAAACAAGCACAAGGTAACTGGAGTTACAGCAATTGCTGTACTTGTAGCCTTGAGTTCTTGTGAATATCGAACTGCTAATTCTAGCGTCCCTTCTAATTACTCATATGAAAGCAAACAAGTAGTTGCTTCGGAATATGAACTTTTAGGTATTAAGCAAACTGGTGAAAAAACTGGTGTAGCTGTTATCCGCATAGACGGCTTTAAACTAAACGTGAGCTTCGATTTTGACGGCGTAGCAGATAGTTATGGTGTAGCTGGATCTGACTTTACAGCGGCTGAAATTACTAACCTTGCTATTGAGTCAGTAACAGACCTAAGCGGCAAGCCTTGGAATGATTTCACCAATCATGACGACCATAAAAACATAAATATTTTATTGGCTGGCTATATCGACCGTAATCATTGGATCGAGGAGGCTTAATCATGCAAAAAGTTAAGCATCATCCAGACGGCTATAAGTCTTATTTAGGTCTTGACCGTTCAACGAGCCTCTACTCTGTCCGCATCGGCTGGCAAGTGTACGCATCTAATGCTAATGGCTCAGTTCTTTACAAAGTAAAGGGTGAAGTTAAGACACCTTTGGACGTTGAAAAGTTCAAAACCGACTATCCAAAAGTTTGGAATGAACTCACACAAGAAATTGATTTCCAACGTAGAAAGCAGCTCGCTATAAAACTGCGTGAAACAAATATCCCTACTTATGACCGCAAAGCATATAAGCAAAAACGCGGCTTTACTGGCTCTAGATGAGGATAAGAAAAATGGCGTTACCGATTATTACTGCTGATCAAACTTTATTGGTTCAAGCAATTATTGTGTACCTATACGCTGATCCGGGTTTAGGTAAATCATCGATGGGCTTTACTGCGGAAAAAGCAATTTCTTTTGACTTTGACCGTGGTGCTCACCGTACTGGTGAATTACGTCGAGGTGCGGTTGTACAGGTTCAACAATGGAGTGATGTTGCAAACCTTACTCAGCAGGACTTAGCACCATATAAAACCGTAGTCATTGATACCGTGGGTGCAATGCTTGAATGCATTAAAACCCACCTGTTACTTACGGCAAATAACCGTCAAAAAGATGGTTCTTTAAAGTTAAAGGCTCAAGGTTTAGCGAACCAAACGTTCAAGCAATACATCAATACTTTGATCAGTTTAGGTAAAGATGTTGTTTTCATTGCGCATGCTTCAGAAGATCAAAACGGTGATCAAATTATTTATCGTCCAGACCTAGGTGGTAAAAACCGTAACGAGCTTTACCGTATCGCAGATGTCATGGGTTATCTAACAACTGTTACTACTGGTGAAGGTAAAAATGCCCGCGTTATTAATTTCAAACCTTCACCTACACATCATGCGAAAAACTCAGGTGCTTTAGGCGGTGAAACCGGTGAAGTTTGGGTACCAGATCTCAAAACACACCCTACTTTCTTGGCTAACCTGATTACTCAAGCTAAAGATCACATTAACACCTTAACGCCTGCACAACTTGCAGCAGCTAAAGCCCAAGAAGAGCTAGAAAACTGGAAACAAAGCTGTGAAGAAGCTGAGCATGCAGGTGACCTTAATCAATTAACTGAGTCGCTTGATAAAGAACACATGTATTACCAGAACATGCGACAAGCAATGTTAATGAGAGCTAAAGCATTGAATTGCACGTTTGATAAACAACGTGGCACTTGGATTAGTCCACCAGAATTTAACGGTATCTCAGATCAACAAAGAGATGAACTTCAAAACTTTATTGCTGAACGTGGCCTCGATGTGAAAACAGTTTGTGAGCACTTAGGTATAGATGCCCTCATTCAAATAGAAGCGGCAAAACTAACTGCAGTTAAACAAGAAATTGAAACCTTAGCGAAAACAGGGATGACAGCATGAAAATACTTAATAAAGTTGAGGCCAAACTTGCTTGGGCTAACGGTGAATTACTTTTAGTAAATAATACTGAGCGTAATGGCTGGGAACCATTTAACCCTTATGACTTTGGCTTTGATGTTTTTGATAAATTCGAATTTCAATTAAAGCCTAGAACTATTTTTATTGGTGAATTTGAGGTACCAGAACCATTAAGAGAAGCGCCAGAAAAAGGTTCTACTTGCTCTTACCCTAGCCCAACTGTTGAATTAGGTGTGCAGCAGTTTAAGTGGAATGGTTCAAAGGGACAATTACGCATGCTTCAGCATGGTCAAGTCCACTCAAGTTTTGATAATGCTTTTGCTCATTGCTGCGCGATTATCAAAATTAGCGGTGGTGAGTTTGCTGGAGATATTCTAAAACTTCTAAATAAGCCTACTGAAGAAGTCGAAGAAGAAAAGCCTTCAGAAAATGATGTTGAAAAAGCACAAACAACTGAGCCGGCTATTGAATCAGAAACCACTGATCCAGAATATCAGAAGAAACTTGATACCCTGCTGCAACGAGTTAAGGACTCAAAAACACCAGACGAAGTAAATGCAGTTTATCGATATACACGCACTTGGTCTGATAAACAAATGGAGCCTTTGCTACTTGCAACTCACAAGCGACTTGAAGAGCTCGAAAAATCTAAGGTACCTGCAAATGAACCACCTTCACTAATGGTTCAGATCCAAAACGCGCCCGACATCACAACATTAGATGCTTTGGAAATAGATGTGGCCGCACGAGATCCACAGATTCAATCACGACTCATGGATTTTATTAAGAAACGCCGCTTTGAATTAGAGAACCATACATCTACGCCACTTCAAGAGGCTGAGCCTGATTATTTATTAGGAGACTGTTTCTAATATGAAGGATCAGTACAAGAAAGTGAGCCAAAAACACATGCTTGGTTTTATGTACTACTTGCAATTGCTGGGCTACGTAATAGTCCGGCAAGGCATGGATCAAGCGATGTTTCTAACCAAGCATTATGCGGTACCAGTCGCTTGGCGCCGCATAACGATCGACTATCACAACCGGTTAAATAAACCGGCACAACAACTTTATAAAGAGTTTGTTGAGTGGACTAAAGAAGAATATTTGAGGGCTTAACGATGTTTAATGAAGATGAAGAAAAATTGGCTCATGAAAATTGGTACAAGAATAATGACCCAATTGCGTACAAGTTTTATAGAGATCTTAGTCCTGAATTTGAAACAGATTTTTATACAAGTGAAATTGCTTGGTTAGCAAGAGCCAAAGCTCAGGCGGTGCCAACTTGGATCAGCGTTAAAGATGAAGAGCCACCATTAGATACATCGGTTCTTATCTGTTGGTCTGATTCTCCAGAAGTTCAACCCGAAATCGACCACATGACATGTGATGAATATTTGAATCATGTTTGGGCCAATTTTGAGAGAGATCCACCTACACACTGGATGTTCTTCCACAAAGTGCCAAGCGAATCGGGAGCTGAGGGATGAGTTTAACACCTGATGAGTTTCGGCAGATTGTTAATCCATTGGAACGCCCCACAAGAACTTGGCACTGTAGTTTTTCTTATCTTGAAACGTGGTTGCATTGTGAGAGTGAAGATATTCCGCATGGTGTAGAACTGGTACCCGATTTTCAACGTGGGCATGTGTGGACTAAAAAACAGCAAACAAATTATATAGAAAACGTCTTGAGGTTAATTGTAGATGAAAGCGGATTAACAATTCGTTTCAACTGCCCTTCTTGGAGAAAAGAGAGAGCAAAAGATTGTGATCTTCTTGATCAAATGGTGTGTATTGATGGCTTACAAAGATTAACTGCCATTAGAAGGTTTATTGCAGGTGAATTAAAGGTCTTTGGTCTTAAGTTTGATCAACTTCCTAAAAGGCAAATATTTAGAGATTTGCAGATTGTGGTGAAGATGTATGACTTTCAATACAAGGCAGATTTACTAAAGTTTTACTTAGATATTAATGGTGGCGGTATAGCTCACAGTAGATCTGAATTAAAGAGAGTTAAGGCAATGTTAGAAGAAGTTAAAGCGGAAAGTAAGGAGGGGTAAATGTTAAAAGATCTGAGAAATCTATCTGATGCAGAGCAACAAGAATATTTGGATCGCTTCATAATGGCTAATGAAGAACAGAAGTTTCCTCAAGAGGTTGTGGCACTTTATTTAGATTGCTCGCCTTGGACATTAGCTAGAATGCGTTGTGATCAATCATCACTGCCTTTCTCGAAAATTGGGAGACGTGTTTCATATAAAAAGAAGGACGTTTTGAAGTATGAGCAAAGCAAGACTGTGCTTAATACAGCACAACTTGCAACAGTTTAAGGCGGTTAAACCGCCTTTATTTCTTTTAATCTTTCTGTCCAAACAGATTGGTAGTTGAAGCAATCAATCTTTCCTTGATAAACCGCCTCAATCATATTCATCGAAGCTCTTAATTCCTCATCTGGAATTTGAACATAACCACCTGTCACATCAATTCTTGGTTTAGCCGTGTGATTAAGAAGTCTTTTTGTCACATAAATATTAAATCTTAAAAGGTTGCATATAGTGGCAAATGTACGACGGAAATCATGCATTGAAACGTAATAGTCAACTTCCTTACCCACTCTATTCAATAATGTATCTACCTTAGTTGCATGCATATTCCACGAAGTAGGCAACTTAGTAGCTGGGAAAACCCAATCGTTTTCTCTTAATAACCAACGTTCACGCAAAATACTGTGTAGATGATCACCAATAGGAAAAGTATGATCTGAACCATTTTTGGTATCTCTAAAAGTTAAGGTGCCATTTTTAATATCTACATCAGCCCACTTTAGACAACATGCCTCCTGTTTACGGCATCCCGTATACATGCACATCAATACGATATCCCGATGCGTGTTTGACCTAGCAGTATTTTCCAGATTCAACTCATCTTCATAATGGAGCACTGCATTGTAATATTTGTGAATGATGTCTTTATGGAGATGTCTGTCCCTACTTGCTATTTTATTCCAACCTCTTGTTACGGAAATAATGTCAACTGGATTACTTTTAAGGATCGGGTTCTCATCTGTTGAATAAAGAACATGAATATACTTCCATAAAGTACCTAATAGAGATACAGCACCATTTGCTGACGACTCACTTACTTCTGATACCTCAATAAATCGGTCCAATACTTCTTGCTTAGATATCTGGAAAAGCTTTTTGTTGCCCCACCCCAAATATAAATCAAAGTACTTACGGTACTGCCTAATTGTTTTTGGCCTAAAGTCATTTCTATCAATATAAATTTGAAGAGCTTCATTCACTGTAATATCTAAAGGATTAGCAACATTCTTTAATTTGATAGGCTTTTCATATTCATTGTTTGAAATTTTCGCCAGAATCATCTGAGCTTTAGCTCGAGCATTTGTTGCAGGAATATCGGTGGTTTTACCAATTGTCACTCGATAGAGTTCACCTTCATGCCTCCTTTCAACAATATAAGTTTTACTTTTATTAGTTACCCGAACAGCAAAACCGATCAGTTCTGCATCTCTATATATTTTTTGACCTTTTTCAGTTAATGGAATAGCATCAACAGTAGATTTGTTGAGTTTCAT